GTACTAATGGATTCTATTTGCCATTTACCAATACAGCTTCTACATCAACACTAGGTAACGACTTCTCAGGTAACAGTAATACTTGGACAGTAAACAATGTAAGCCTAACTGCTGGTACTACATACGACAGTATGACAGATGTACCTACGCTGACAAGTGCTACTGCTGCTAACTATTGTGTAATGAATCCAAATTATGTTACATCAACACAAGTCAAGCCTACAATATCTAATGGTAATTTGACGCTTTCTGTTGGTGGAAGTGATGCTTACGGGCAGTCTACTTTTGCAATGCCAAGGACAGGTAAGTATTATTGGGAAGTTTCATACAATTCAACTTCTTTACTTACTACAACAGGCATTGCTACTTCAACAACTACAAACGGCACTACTTATGTAAGTAACGGGCAAGTCTATGTTTTGGGAGTATTGCAAGGAGGGACGGTTGCAGCTTGGTCTAACGGTGATGTAATTGGTATGGCTATAAATATGGATGCCAATACCGTAGCATTTTATAGAAACAATACTTTACAAACTACTGTTACTGCATACTCTGGAACGGTAGATATATTTATTGCATCATATTTAGGCGGTGGTGGAACAGGAAGCATATCTTATAACTATGGTCAAAGACCATTTACCTACACACCACCTACAGGCTTTGTAGCACTAAACACATTTAACTTACCATAATATGCCTAATAAAAAACTAGACCTTGTTGGACAACGATTTGCTAAATTATTAGTAATTGCCTTTGCTGGTCAAGATAAAATGCAACAAAGTTTGTTTTCTTGTATTTGCGATTGCGGCAAAAACCATATTGTAAGAGGTTATATGTTAAGAAATGGCAATACTAAATCTTGTGGATGTTTAAGAGTTACTGTAGGAAAATTACAAGGATTGCAAACAAAAAAACATGGAATGATTGGAACACCAACATATAAAACTTGGCAATCTATGAAAAATAGATGTTTAAATCCTAACCATAATAAGTATAAATTTTATGGTGGTCTAGGAGTTAAAATTGCAGAAGAATGGAATACTTTTGAAGGATTTTTAGAAGATATGGGCGTAAGACCTAATAATATGACTTTAGATAGACTTAATCCTTTTAAAGATTACACAAAAGAAAACTGTCGTTGGGCAGATAATGAAACTCAAATAAAAAACACTAGAAGAAATTATTTTAAGGAAAACTTGCTATGCCTGTAATTGTAAAGCCAAGCGATTACTTTAATGTAGTTACATACACAGGAACAGGCTCATCTCAAACCATATCTGTTGGTTTTCAGCCTGATTTTGTTTGGATTAAAAGTAGGTCTAATGCACAAGACCATAAACTTACAGATGCAGTTAGAGGCGTAACTAAATCATTAGAATCAAATACTACAGATGCAGAAGCTACAGATACTAATGGAATAACTGCTTTTACATCAACTGGATTTACTGTTGGTTCTGATTCTACATATAATACTAATGCGTATACCTATGTTGCATGGTGCTGGAAAGCTAATGGAGCAGGCTCATCCAACACAGCAGGAACTATTACATCTACAGTAAGTGCTAATACATCTGCTGGGTTTAGTATTGTTAGATATACTGGAAATTTAACCGCTGGAGCTACAGTCGGACACGGTCTTGGAGTTGTCCCTAGCTTCATGATTATAAAAAACGCAAGTGTATCTGGTCCAGATTGGTTGTGCTATCACAGAGACCTTGGCGGCACAAGATACTTACTGCTTAACTCTACAAACGCTGCGGGGACTTCCATTCTAGCCTTTAACAATACAGCCCCTAGTTCTTCTGTGTTTTCTGTTGGTGGTTGGGATGTTCCAAACGGTAGTGGCAACACACAAATAGCCTACTGCTGGGCAGAAGTAGCTGGATACTCTAAGTTTGGTAGCTATACAGGTAATGGCTCTACTGATGGTCCTATGATTTTTACTGGCTTTAGACCTAAGTTTGTAATGATTAAAGGGTCTAGTTTTTCTGGAGAAAGCTGGTTTATGTGGGATTCTTCAAGAGATACATTTAATCTTGTAAATAAACGCCTGCTTGCCAATGAATCAAATGCTGAAAATACCGACCAAAACTTTGGAGATTTGCTTTCCAACGGATTTAAAATAAGAAATACATGGGGCGGACTAAATAATTCAGGCGCAACTTATGTATATGCTTGTTTTGCTGAATCACCATTTAAATACGCTAACGCACGATAGGAATTATTATGCCTTTTAAACTCGGAACTCAGACTATCCAACTGGATACTCCTTTTACATACAACGACATTCAATACCCTGCTAACTGGATTCGTCTAGCTACAGAAGAAGATAAGGCTGCTATCGGTCTAGTCTGGGAAGCTGACCCTGTTAGAGCCGATGACAGATTTTATTGGGATGGCAATGTAAACAATCCTAAAAACATTGACCAAGTGAAAGCTATGTTAATTGCTCAAAGCAAGGCTACTGCTGGTTCTATGCTATCGCAGTCTGACTGGAAGATTATTCGTGCTACTGAAACTGGCGTTCCAGCCAGTAGCGAAGTGTTAGCTGAAAGAGCTGCTATTCGCACAGCTTCTAACGATAATGAAACAGTCATCAATGCCTGTACTACTGTGGATGAGCTGGCTGTACTTCAACTAACTTTTCCACGGAAAGAGAATGAGGCATGAGCGACATTAACCCTGTAGAGTACGGTAAGCTAGTCAATGCCGTTGAGAACTTAGAAAATAAAGTAAATTCAATGGATAACGACATTAAGCGTTTAGTGGCTATGGCAGAGCGCTCAAGAGGCAGTCTTTGGGCGCTTATGGGCGTTGCATCCGTTGCTGGTGCTTTTATTAGCTATATGACGGATTTATTCTTTCGAAAATGAAACTGTACGATAATTGGAAAGAGATACTTCGTAAGGCGTGGTCTATCCGATTTATGGTCATTGCAGGCCTGTTATCCGGCATTGAGGTAATTTTGCCTTTATTCCATGAGAACATACCTAAAAACATTTTTGCTGCGCTATCTTTGGTTTTCGTTACCCTTGCTTTTGTTTCTCGCCTGGTGGCTCAACGAGATGTTTGAACGCAAGCACATAGCTACGATTAGCCTGTCTGCTACGGCCTTAGTAGCCCTACTATTGCATGAAGGATACCGAGAAAATGCTTATACTCCCGTGGCTGGAGATGTACCTACAATCGGTTTTGGCACTACTACAGGAGTTAAATTGGGAGATCGCACATCTCCAGAAAAAGCACTCACAGTCGCAATGCGAGATGTACAAGGCTTTGAGGGCGCAATCAAATCGTGCGTAACCGTACCGCTACACCAATATGAGTACGATGCCTATACCAGCCTTGCCTACAATATTGGTAGTAATGCATTTTGCCGGTCTACGCTGGTACGCAAACTAAACGCCCAGGACTATGTAGGGGCGTGTAATCAAATCCTACGCTGGGATCAGTTTAAGGGTAAACCCTTAGCAGGTCTTACTAAACGCAGACAAGAGGAACATCAGAAATGTTTGGGCTTATAAATCCACTATACAAAGTAATCGGCATAATCGGGCTTGTGGCCGTTTTATTTGGCGCAGGCTACTACAAGGGCTATTCCTCTGAGAAAGCTCGCTTTGATGCCTTTAAATCGGAATTAGAGGCATCTGCCAAGGCACAAGAGAAAATCAACCAACAGATTGAACAGAAAAACAAACTAATCGCTGACAATAGCAAGAGGGAATATGAAGCTAAAATTGTTGCTTTGCGCCATTATTATGACCGGCTGCGCCACTCAGACACCAACAACCTGCCCAGCGCCACCATCACCGCCCATCGAGTTGATGAAAAAGCCACCGACCCAGTATTTATTGGACAATGCGCTGAAACCACGCTCCAATTAGTATCGCTGCAAGATTGGATTACATCCGTATCAAAATAGCTTTTGCTACTTTACATGAGTGCTAGTTTGATAGGAAGTGAACTAGCCAAAAACTTGTGAAGGATGCAGCCTATCTCTTAGTGGGGTTTATGGGGCTAAGTCAGCTTCCTTTTGGGCCTTTAGTAATGGCGCTGATTTACGGATTGTTTCTAGTTCCGTTACAAACGCCTGCTCTATCTGCTCAATCGTAAAACCCTGCCTTAGAAACTTTAATACCTGGTCGGTTAGTTGTTGTTGCATATTAAAAGCAATTAACAACAGTACCGCAGACCGTACAAGTAGTCATCTTGCCATTGACAATAATTGTCTGTGTTTGGCAAGCATAGCCTATACCCATGAGTAACATATATGTTACCAAGCCTAAAGTTATCTTTTTCATGTTTGTTTCCCCCGTTTTTTGTTAATAAGTGTAAAGTTTTCTACTGGGTAACGCATTTTAGGATTGGCTGAATTATCAAACCAAAAAACAACTACGGTTTCATCTTCAACATTAAAACAGCCCTCTGTTGTGTACCCCTGCGTACCATAATTGTATGCTCTGTTTAGGTGTTCATAAACTTTGCCTTCATATTTGCATAACTCATCTGTTAGAACAATCTTGCCGCCAGCTTTGTTTGGCATTGTGGCAATTGCCCCAGCAAATGCTAATGTAGGCAAAATAAAGGTTAATAACGCTAAAGTTATCTTTTTCATATTAACCCCTAAAAAGGCACATCATCTAGGTTAAATGAAGGCTTAGGCATTTCGTCATCACCCTTGGCCTTAAAGTTACTGCGCTCCTTCTCCTTACCAATCGCAATGCTAAAGAACTTACCGTTCTTTCCTTCCTTAATCCACCCACTTAGCCAATGCTCTTTGCCATTGACCATGATTGTTCCAGCGTAATCAGGATGGGTCGGTTTCTCTTTGCGGTCATTCTTAAATAGCGATCCGCTACCTTCTTTTGGTTCATAAGCCATTATTTTCTCTCTTTCAATTTAGAATACATCTCACTCACTTCACCGAGGAATTTTTCTACTTCCGCTTCCATCGCCTTAATGTATTCCTCATCTCTATCAAGGCGTACTACAAACAACTGTAAATCTTCCGGCAAGCGTGGATCATAACTTACAAAATCACACCACTCTTTACCTGTTACTGCCATTTGGCATTGCATCTGCGGCACATACTTTGCAGGCGGTTTGCCACCTAACAAATACTTAATATGCGTTTTACTAGCTGGGCATTTGATCTCTAGCAAGCCAGTTTCACCAACCAACCCATCTGGGCTACAACCAAACCATTCTATTGTAGGATGGTCTACAAACGCAACCTGCTCTACAAATACATTGGCCTGCGCCTCATAAGCGATTCTAGCCATTGGTTCGGTCTGCGTACCCCATTCCATTGCCGCATTGGTAAACGACTCGCCTGGCTCGTTTGTAAGCCTTTGGACTACCAATTCTGTGCGGTAATCTTCTCTAGTGGCAGCCTCGCCCGACTTTCCCTTAGCAAGCACATCCGTAATCCGACTAGCGGTTACTTTGCCTAGCCTAATTGCCAACCACTCTGGCGATCCTTGCTCAATCATATATCTGCCTGTTGCATAGAGATTACTTTTAATTGACTAGCCAATGCTGCTACTTCTGCTGCTGCTATTGCTGCTTCTACATAATCTTCTTTTAGCTGATGGTTATAAAAACTTTTAAGCGTTTTCATAGCATCTAAATAAACTTCTGCATAGTCTTGGTTCATTCTTTATCTTCCATTGATTCATTGATTGGCTGGGTTATAAATGGTACATCAGATAGCTCGTTCATTTCCCATTTTTTAGCAAACTCAGCAGACATAGCGTCTATTGCAGCGTTCCATCCCAGCGCAAAGTATTCCTGCGGATGGTACGGAATCTTCTCCAGGCTATTGAAAGCCTCTAAGCAATGTTTATTTATCATTTTTTCGCTTCCATTGGTAAACAGTAGCCTTTTCCACAACAGGGACAATATCCTCTACAGACTGGTTGCAGATTGCACGAAAATCGGCCCATTTCTTTTTGTAGAACTCCTGCTCACTAGCTGGCACATAACCATGCAACTTTGCCCAGCGAATAGTAATATCCGTTCCAGCCTTGGTATAAACATAATTATTTTGCATTTTTCTTTCCTTTATATTTTTGCTCTGCTGCTCTATTTAAACAGACTCCACATTTCCAACGATTAACAGTACCCGTTCTTACCAGTTTAAAATCACTAGCTGGTCTTTCCACCTGGCAACTAGCACACCATTTCCTCTCCACCATCCCAGCCTTCCTTTAAATATCCATATTCTGAAACATCGCATACGGCTCTGGTATCGGAACACACATCGCACCGATCCACCCATATTCTGTAATGATGGTCTTTTGGCCTGTGTATGCCCCACTTTGTTCCACACTCTGAACATACATTATCCGGCTGCTGATTCGCTAGTTTCATTGAATTTAGCCTTCATTTCGTTGTAAGCAGCTTGGATTGGGTCAATCATGTTTTTATTGTCTGCGTATTGCTTGTACAATGTAGCGAAGGCAGTCCGCAACTTGGCAGGGCTATCGCTTGCCTTAATTTTGGCGATACAGGCGTTTAGGCTTTCTTCTGCCTTTAGCGGCTCAGACGAATCCAGCGCATCGTGTTCTACAATCTCCATTGCCGTAACCCATAAATACCTGCGCTGATAGGTTTCTACTGCACCAATGTTTTGCACCTCATGGCAGCCCTTTAAAGCCGCAGACCCCATTGGGCTAGTGATAACGATATTGCTGTTATCTTCTGTATCTACAATCGACAGGCTGGCTATTTCTGTGCCGTAGGACACAATGCCGCAAAGTCCTAGATCGGCAAAGATTGTCTGTACGGTGGGCAGAAAATCAGCCAACTCAAAGTAACGATACCCAGCAAACTTGTTATGGCCTGACTTGGTAAGCTCTGTGTTTTGCAGCCTTATACGAGCTTGGTTTAATTTAATAAATACTGACATGGTTTTCCCCTTCACTTGGTTAAATAGTATTCTGCTATACCTTCTTGGTACTCAAAGGACAGGTAGTATAACTTCCTACCTAACTTCTCCCAGTCTTTCTTTTCAATGCAATCACGCAAGAAAGCCTGTAGCTCGGCATTGTCGCAACTCTGTTGCAGAGCCTCGCCCCACTTGAATAGGTCGGATGGATCGTATTCTGGATCGTTCTTAACCGTATCGTAGACACGCTCTTGCAGATCCAAGCTGTAATCATCATCTGCTGGCTCGTAGTAGTTGTCGTTGTTATAGGTCATAGCGCACCTACACGGAAACCGTAAACCGTTGCAGCAAAGAATACGATGACTGCCCCAAAGATACCGCCTAAAATAATGTCTTTCATGTTTACTCCTTCACGAGTGGTTAATCTGTACTGCATGAATCCATACTAATCTACAAATGTAGAGATTAGCAAGCAGTTGTAAAAATATTTGCAAACTGTTGCTTTTACGCACTATGTTGTATTTTTGATACGGTGTAGAATAAAAGTCTACATAGGAGAAACCATGACTGCATTTGAAAAACTAATGGGCGAATTTGGATCAATCAAGAATCTGTGCCAAATCTTAGATGTTAAGTATGTGACCGCCTATGCCTGGAAGATGCGTAATGGCATACCGGCTAAATGGCATCAAAAGATCATAGAAGCCTCAGAAGGCCGCCTGACCGAGCAAGACCTTGGCTAATAGCCAAAATAGCCGTACTGTGGCTTTGCTGGAGTCTAGGGGCTATAAGTGCGATGTGGTCGAGTCCTACAATGCGTTTACCAGGCGCAAGAAAGACCTATTCCATATATTCGACATATTGGCGGTAGGCAATGGGGAAACCATAGGCGTACAGATAACCAGCAAATCCAATATGAGCAGTAGGGTTAAAAAGATCAGCGAGTCGGAATACTTGCCAGAGCTTATTAAGTCCAAGTGGCGCATATTGGTAATCGGCTGGTTTAAGCAGCCTAATGGAAGATACGCTTGCAAAGAGTTTGAGTTCTGATGTAAGATAACATTTCCTATGCTGGCGGCTCTAACGACATCGTAGCGGCATAGGAGCAGTAAAGCGTTACTAGAAGGGTAAGAGGCTGAAACAGCGCAATACAGGTGGCGAAGTTAGTGCCTGTGCCTCGCAAGAC